AAGTCAATCTCATCTGGTCTTGTAGCTCCAATAACTTTGCCTTCTTGTTCTAAAATATCAAAAAACTCAGTGACAATAGTCTTAATACCTTTATCTATTAAAGGCTTGTCGCCTACAGTTTTTATAACATCTGTAGGTACTATTTTATAAATAGAATTTGGATCTGCTGCTTGTAATTCGTTTATTACTTTTAAGATAGAGGAGTTTGCATTTCTAAGAAGCTCTTGATCGACAAAACTTAATTCACCCATATCTAAATATTCCGACATCCTAGCTGCAGTTTTGACAGGCGTATCATACATACCCAAGAAACTTTTAAGAGGTAATCCATCT